CTAGACCCCTCCAAGCTCCAGCAATCGACATCCATATCCATCCATCACAACCACCACCTACCACCCGATACTTCGTAATCAGTAGAGGGTCATTCAAAAACTGCAGCCGCAGCGTGGGGGCCTTCAAAGCCCCCGAAAAGCTTGCGGCGTAAGCAGTTTTTAACTCCCTAGTAGAGGGAGTGTGAATCTCCCTCTAGGGAGAGTAGTAGTGGCTATGGTAACTCTTTGGGGTGCACTGCAAAATCAACATTCCTTTATCTTGACGCTGGATCGTCCATGACGCAATTTGCTCTTGCTATGAGTTATCTGGACAATGGTTCCACGCTTCGGTCGATGTTCCGACTGACGCCCCCGCAACGCCATGACATCGACCCGGCTAAGTCCGAGGTTCTGGCCTACATAATGGCGAATCTCGCCTGTGAGCTTGGTCGAGCGATCCGTGCCTTCAATTCCATGAGGAACAAGAAGTCTCAAGTCCTTGTTTATGACATGGTTCATCGGCAGTGGCGTGGGTGTGACTGGGTTCCTCCGCAGGATGAGGACAAGGTTTCGTTGCTCTTGAGAACCATCAATGACCTCAAGCGTGATGTTGCGTATCTGAAGACCGCGGTGAAGAAGCATGAACGATCGATTGGCCAACTCGAAAGGAAGCGTCCGAGTAAGCGTAAGGAGGAGGATGAATCGAAGAAGGAGGAGGAGGCTCCTAGTTACGAACCCGTCGTCGATGAAACATTGATGGAAGCAGCGAAAAAAGCCTCTGCCGAGGAGGAAGAGGCTGGTGGAGAAGACTGGTGGAAAGCTATGCGCGCCGCCTTGGCCGATGTGGAGGTGGTTGAGGCTCCTTCAGTTGCGCCCCGGTCATTAGCATCGGGTTCCACTGCTCCCACAGAATACCCGTGGGAGAATGACGAAGATGAAGTGAGCTAGACTGGAGCCGCGATCCGCGCTTGCAGAAGGCTAACTGGAACCTTCTAGGTTTGTTTTGGCCTACCTCATGCAGAACGGCTATCTCACGCGCCCAGTTGGCGAGTTCGGAGGAGCCGAAGCCTGAGTGGGCTAGTTCCATTGTGGTGAGTGGTTCATTGCTTTCCTTACGCTGAGGTTTGGCAACGTGATGCATCCAGATCCAAGCGACCTTGGTCTCGTGTAGGATGGGCTGGAGTTTGTTGCGAAGGAACACGCTGACCTCGCCCTGGTCCGAAAGGTCACCGCCGAAGTAAGAGAACAAAGGATCGGCCACGATGACATCGAGCTTGGATTTGTGGATGAAGCGGCGGGCGTAGGCGAGGAACTGGTCGCCGGTACGGACGGCTTCGGTGCGGAAGTGGAGGTTTTCTTGGAGGATAGCGATCTCGCTGACGCTCATGTTGAGTCCTTTGATGACCCCGCGGAAGGCTTCGGCGAGGTCACCCTTGTCGTTCTCGGCCTGGATGACCCCGATCTTCAATGGCTTCACCGGCTTGATTCCGAAGAAGTCGAGGCCGAGGCACCAGCGGATGACGATCTGCATCATGAGGCTGGACTTGCCGATACCGGTACCACCGCTGATGATCATGGAGGAGCCGCGGGTGAGCCAGCGTTTGCCGATCAGGTTGTCGGGATCGTTGTCTGGATCGAAGTTGATGAGGTCTTTGATCGAGACCACCGTGGACTTGTCATCATCGGTCTCCCGGGAGGTGAGGTAGTCCTCCCATGATTCTGAACCGAGGTTAGTGGCCAACAGCTTCTGCTGGGAGGTAGGACTACGCCATGCGCCGGGGAGCCGGCTGTAGCGCGAGGGGTTCTTGTTCTTGGCATCGATGCCGGGGATGCTGCTGTAGATGATATCCCGGCGGATGTCCCATTCCTTGCGGTTGGGCGCATCTACGCGGACCCAGGCATGGATGGACTTACCACCGCTATCGATGAGTACGGTGATGGGCAGGCCAGAATCGCGGAAGAGCTTCTCCTGTTCGGCCTTGGGTTTATCATCGAACTCGACCAGGACATGGCGGTACGCGCTGACATCGTTGTCGGAGCCGCTGTAGAGGTTGGACTTGAAGGGATTGATGCGAACAAAGATCCCCTCGCGTTCCTGTGATAGGATGCGGGATGCCGGATCATCGAAGCGGGCGATCCATTCCTCGATGGGAATGAATGATCCAGCAGTGACTGGCCTACCCTCCTCGACGGCATCACAGATACAGACCACCTCGGTGGGGGCGAAGGCGGCTTGAAGGAACCGCTTGAACTCGCTGGCTTGAGGATCGGGCGGTGTGGTTGGTGTGGCCGTCACCGGCCTCTTGAAGGATACCTTGGTGATATCGAAGGGGGCGGTTGAAGGGGCGGATCCGGACTGAAGGAGATGGCCGGCTGGTTTGGAGTGAGACTTGGAAGCGGCCTCGCGGAGTTTGTGGAGGAGTTCGATCTCAGACCAAGGGGGTTGGCAGGATTGATTCCAGTTGGAGAGCAGGCCAATTGCATCGCTCTTGGATAGCTGGAATCCGTGTACGAGGCCGACGGCAGCGGTGTAGGTAGTTGAGTGTCCGGACTGACCGGAGACGGCTGGCGGCACCTTGGAAAGCCAAAGGGCCGCACGTTGGTGCGGTGTCATATCGTTGTTTGTTTGGGACCGATCGTTGGGGGCTACTTCATTTTGTCTATCTTCATCAGCCGTTTGATGGCTTGAGTTTTGGGGGAATAGGTTCCGGTCTTCTTGGTGCTGGGCTTGGCGGCGTAGGCGGCGGGCTTGGATTTAGCTTTCTTCATAGGGTTTGAATTTGGTGTGGAATTCCGAGGTTAGGCGAACGTAGATGTTGCTGCCTCTTTGGTAGATGACGACGGGAGCTTTGAGTTCTGCGAGCCGATACTGGCCAACATGAAGGACTGTGACTACGACTCCAGGGTTGGATCGATTGACGAACCGGGAGGGTGGGAGAGCTGAGGGATTTTCCATATGCGACGTTCTATTGGTTCGGGGTAAGCGATCCAGCCTTTAGCGATTCCCCAAGCAATTATCTGAGCGGACTGCTCGATGAGCCGGCGGTTCTCATCGGTGATGATGGTTCGTTCTTCTTCGGTTATGGGACCAGGTTTCTTGTTATTTGAGAGGCGGGATTCGTACCAGGGTTGCTCTTGCCTTGGGGTCTTCATGGGGTGATGAGGCGAGCCAAGATACAGTTACAGTAGGAACCCTTGGTCTTGGCGTTGCATCGACCATGATGCACAGGGTTGGAGATGATGTGTGCTGTAAGGTCGCTCGTGAGCTGGACCAGCTCAAGGAGACGAGTGGATGCTTCTGCACAGAGCGCATTGGGGATTCCATCTTGGGTATCTAGTTCGGCTGAGAGGATATTGAGCGCGTTGACGAGGTCGTGTGTTGAGGACTGTTTCATTTTTGTTTGTGGACTACGAGTCCGTTGCCTTTGGAATCAACCAGTTCTACGGATCGAACGCTCTCCATGCGGGCCAAGGTCTTGATCATCTCGATGGGATCATGGGCTTGGGACACGCAAGTGAGGTGGATATCACCATCTCCGTAGTTGGTCTTTAGATTCTCTTCGGTTCGATCACGCACCACTCGGATGGTTCGTCCATCTGAGAGATGGACCACCTTGATGGATTCGACGAGCGGGAATGCGTGACGGCTCATTGCTTAGAGGTTTTACCGCAATGGGGGCAGTGCCGGCCTAGACCGGGATCGGCGGGTAGAGTACCAAGCCACGAGCACAGATCGTGGTAGGATCGAACACCGAAGTTCGGCCACTTGAACGGTACGATGTCACGGGTATGGATTGCATGGATGGCGGTCTCCTTGTCTTTGATACCAAGCTTCTCCATCAAGTTCGCGTTGCGAGAACTGAGACCGGCGGTCCATTTGTTATTCGAGGCATCCCGCTTCTTGCCGGCGGCGATGATCTGGAACACCCGTTGCTTTGAGATGTTTAACTCTGCACCGATAGCTTTGTAGGTAAGTCCCTTAACCCTGAATGCTCTTACCTTATCAATTGAATCGTTGGTTTTCATGTATGTATGTTTGAGATACTTTCTTTTTTTCTTCTTTGGTTCTTTATCTATTGCAACGGTATCTGGACCGCTCGATACCGTTTCTGTGCTTTGTGGCACTGGACGCACAGGCCGGTTTGAGTTGTGCATCCGCATCCCAAGCATGCGGCCAATTCGTGACATAACAGTTTCCATCGTTGTAGTTCCTCTATTGTTTGTTTGGTTGTTTGTTCTTGATGTTCCATACGCATGAATGCGAGATACCGTATTTCTTGGCCAACTCTCTGTAGGTGAATGTTGAGTTATCCTTTAGAATCGATTCTCTGATCTTTGCTGGAACAGCTTCCCACCGCCGGCAGATCAACGGATCAGGGGCTTTGAAGGCGGGAACTGGTCCCAACATCTTCGCCATTGACTCCTTCGTCAACCCCAATTCTTGAAGTAGACTCATTTTCAATCTACTCGCTCTTCATCGGCGTGGACTGAACGCCATTATAGGCCACTGTCTTCGGCCTATAGATGCCCACTTGTTCGGTTTCCTCGACCCAGGAAGGACCGCCGCGGACATGGAATATGCAGGAAGACATTCCGTTCCATGACTTGGTGGATGACTTGGCGGAGGTGTAGGCAGATCCAAACGTAGCGTTCAGATCGTCGCTCGACATAGCCTTGACGTTGGCCCAGTCGATGTCGCCTGCATGCCATAATTTAAATCCTAGTTCCAGCGGTGCGACAATTTCAGCAACGCCGGGGAAGTGCCACACCCACTCGTCATGGGATGACGCATCGCCGGACATAACAGCGTAGCACTGGTAGTTGCCGAGCGGTACGGAGCCGCTTCCCCAGTCGCAGCTCTCGCCGGGTTTAAGAACAGCCGAGCGTGTCGGATGGTCGTTGCATTTAGGCTGCTCGAAAAGAGCAACGAGGATGGGGACTTCGGTTTGGTTTTCGATTTTGATGTGGGTGCTCATGTTAGTAGGTGTTTGATGATCTGGTTCCTGTCTTTAATCGTCGCTCTCAAGATGCTTTCCAGCACAACGTAAGGATTCACCGTGCTAACGTGTTTCCACTCTGGATTGCCATCCACGTTTCGAGCTGTATCAATACTGTCAACGCGGATCATGCCGTTGGTTTTGTTTACGTATATGAATGCGCAGTCTCTCATTTTACCTCCTTCTTGTGGGCGTTGTTGTAGTTTTTCCACGCTGCCACTTCTAATCGTTTTATGAGTTCCTTTGCTTCGTTGAGTTCGCGTTCGAGTTGTTTGGCAAAGTCTTCGTCGCAAACCTTATACTTGGAATCATGCGGAAAGAATGACTCCTTATCTGTTCTCGGTGTATCACTCACGCCATTTGTCCTCCCGCCAGAGCAGCAGATCGGCTCTCATGGCGTCGTTCTCCTGCTCCAGTTGTTTCACCCGATCCTCCAGCTTGCGGACATCGAGAGCGATTGCGCGGAGCTGGCGGCGGTCGTTGTAATCGGCAAAAGCCGGTAGGTCCAAGATTCGTTGTTCTACGCTCACGGCTTAGCCTCCTTGGCTTTTAATTCGTTGATGATATCGCACAATCCAATAATCATTACCATGTTGGCTTCCGGTTTCTCAATCTGGTTGCGCTTGCAGATTTCAAGCCCTCGTTTCTCCGCATCCAACCCAACGTCCCGCCACGGTTCGTTGATAAACTGGCTTATCTTGATATTGCTCACGGCTTGGCCTCCTTAAATTTCATGTAGATTCCCCACGCGCCATCAAGCTTATCGGTAACACCTTCCAATGTTTCATCCAACCGCTTGATGCGTTCCTTTAACCGCAGATTCTCTTCATCTAATAATTGCTGCTGACGGATGATTGTGTTAGCGGAGTTGAGTTCGCGTTCGAGTTCTGCTGAAAATGCTCCCCAAGCGTGGAGAGGATTGTCACAGCCATTGTCATAACAGTTGAAAGATTCCGTCCTCGGTGTATCGCTCACGGCTTGGCCTCCTTGGCTTTGTTCCAGAGATTCTTTGGCAGCATGATCTGGAATAATGCAGTAATCCTTCTGCTCCCAGTTCCATGTTGGGACGTACAGAATCTTCAACAACGGTTCCATTGATCTTCGAGGTCTAGTTCCAACCTTTTTTCCGTTTGCGTATGCAATCATCACGTTTGCAGCGTCTAGCACTTCTTGTTTGGTCATTTGTTCTCCTTTGCTTTTGCCCACAGTTCAGCGGATTGATGATCGGCATACGGCTCCATCATGTCTCCTGCTGCCGTAAGCATTTTGATTCTGTCGTTTGCTTGGTTGAGTTCCTTCTTCAGTTTTAGAACAATGTGATTCGTGTGCTTTATGTTCAATTCGTTTTCCAGCTCAATGATTCGCTTTTGAGCTTCCACCAATTGGTCGTAAAATATCTGACTGTTCTGTTTACTCATATTTAGCTTTATGCCATCTATTTATGTTTGCCATGTCGTCATTGTCACGCAGGAGTTCATCACCAGCCTCCTCCAACCGCTTGATGCGCTCTGAAACCTCACTCAAATACTTCCGAGTCGCGGCTAGTTTGCGTTCTAGCCTTCTGCATACCATCGCTAGATCGCCTACGCTATGCGGAGTGCTGTCTGAGATGGGCGTGTCGCTG